ACCAACACTTATAGACATTTTCTATGTAATTCACCTCCAAATTGTGTTTATTTCTTCCGTCATCACATACGGGGCAGTTGAAAGAAATTTGTCCTCTATTTGGGTAGTGAAGTCCATGATCACCAAGAACTTCTTCTAATAACTCAACTAATGCTTCATTTTCATCCATCCCTTATAATATAAACTAATAAAGTAAGTTTATCAACTTCACAAGTTTTCTATTACAACTATATTTATAAAAATAAAATATCTATGCCAAACCAAGTAACAGTTTCTACTATAACAGGTACACCACCATACAGCATATATGTGTGTAATCAGTTATTTACCGCTTGTTTTTATGTCACAACAATTGGTTCAGGTAGTATACCATATACTTTTAATGTACCATTTATTTATTCTAATTTTTCAACTGTGGGTATTAAAATAGTAGATGCGGATGGTTGCATAATAACTCAAACAGTAACGTTCTAATGCCAGCATGTAATAATTTAGGAAATTGGTCTTACGGTACAACAGCAAGTGGTGCATGTAATTCAATGTCAACCATAACAATTTATGGTGATAGTTTTAATGTTGGAGAAACATTATATTCGGGTTCTCTATGTAATCCAATTGATGAAATTTCAAATGGTTATTATTCAAATGGTATTGTTGCATTTAGATATTTAGGTGGGTTTAGATTTTTTGTTTCTTGTTATTGTGAAGACGATTACTGTGTTTTCGATACCATTTTATTTGATGATACTTATGAAGTAGCCGGAACATACGATAATAATGTTTATTTCTCAGGTCTTTCAACATCATATGTAATTTATTACTCAACAGTACAAACTCAATGGTGTTTATCATCAAGTTTAGGTGGAGTATGTGATCTATGGGGACCTATGGGTTCAACTTCACAGTGTCCTGACTTAGATGCGAGTCTATTCTATTCCGGTGTTTGTCAAACAATAATAACAAGTACGGATCCTTGTGCTGTGTTTGATTTTAACGCAGTTTTTGATTGTTTTAGTATTCCACCTCCACCACCTCCTTCGGCATCACCAACACCAACACCTACACCTACACCAACACCTACACCAACAAATCCTTGTGGTGGTTTTGTTGCGTCAATAACAGGACTTGGTGTCACACCAACACCAAGTGTTACCGCATCACCAACACCCAGTGCAACACCTGATGTAACAAGACCTTGTAATTTCAGTGGGACAGCAATTTTTAATGGTATTTCAGAAAGAATAATTTGTGGAGATAGTAAAAAATTCAAAGATTGTTTCACAGGGTTTGATTACTACACGACTCAACCATTATTAGATCCAATAGGTAATCCTTTAAGTGAGGGTTATGTTTATCAAGTTGTGGTAAATGGTGTTCAGTTATGTGCAATATATGAAGGTTTAAATCAGAATATAAGTGGAGTTGATAATATACAAATTGTCGGTGTAATTGGTGATTCTGCACAAGGTGCTTGTTTACAATGTATACCATCAACACCTGAACCAATTTATGATTGTTTAGTTGTTCATTCTGAATGTGCAGGTGGTAGTGGAGCCATTAATGTAAACCCCGGAACGGTAATAAATGGTAGATTTTCATATTCATTTAACTTTCCACTAAATATAAATTTCTCATCATATACATATACAATATATTGGGATGATATAAACGTAAGGTGGGTAGTTGCCGATTCAACTAATAATCTTGCAGGTATGTATTTAAATCTTGACATACCAATGCCTATTGGTTCTACCTCAGAATGGGTTTCTGTTCCACCACCACTTTCACCATCCTTAGCTTGTATTACAATGAGTGCTGGATTCTATACGACTAACACCGGAATACCTTGTCCTACACCAACAATAACACCAACTCCAACAGTAACACCGGGACTACCTCCACCACCTCCTTCGGCATCACCAACACCCACACCAACTCCAACACCTTCTCCAAGTGCTGGTTGTTGTATACCATCTACTAATTTGAAGTTACCTGGAGGTAATGTATTTTTGAACGGGGTGACCTTAAGTTTTTCATCGACACAACCCGCTGGACTATCAATTTTTACACTTCCTAATATAATGTCACCTGCGTGTCTTCCACAACAACAACTAATTAATTGTTTGTTTACAGCACCTAATAGTTTTCAAGATTGGAACTATACAATAAATTTCAGTCAACCTGTAAATAATGTAAAAATACAAATTATAAATTATAGTTCAAGTTCCGCATCCGACACTCAAGAAAAAATTACTTTTACCACAAATACAAATGTTCCTACAATATTTAATTGTGATGGGTGTAATGTCTTAGTACAAAATAATTCTATAATATCTAATCCAGTACCACCCGGTGGTCTTAGTAACGGTAGTGGTGCGTTCATTATTTCCACAACCACACCTTTCAACTCTCTCACACTAACACCTAGTATGTTAGGAACCAACCCTCAAGGTTATAAAGTGTCTGTATTTATCAGAATTTGTAATTTGACACCAACAGAATTTGAGTGGACTAGTGGTAACGAATGGTATTCAGATGAAGTTATTGCATGTTCTAACTATATTTCATTTGGTGGTGGTTCATGGACTACAGATACTTCAGTCCCAACAGTTTCACATGATTTAATTGATGATAGTACAGGTTTACCTGTTACAGGTCAGGGGGGTACTTGGATATCGATATCGAGTATAAGTAATCCTGGTATTGTAATTTACGCAGTTCAAGTGGATTCAAATGGTGAAATTATTGATGTCGTAGTCTGTCCATAATCACTTATCGTGTTTTTGTTATAAAAAAATATCGGTCATAAAACCGATAAAAAAAAATATCGGTCATAAAACCGATATTTCTCATTATAAACTAACTTTATTAATTATTTCCAAATTTCTTTAAATCTCATAAAACCTAATACACAAGTATAAGCATCTGTTTGATCAAAATTTTCTTTTTTAAGTGTGTTGTTTTTAGTATAGTGCCAAGTAATTTGTGGTTCTCTTTTTGCGACTTTTTCCCAAATTATCATTTTTTTATCTATGTCTTTTGGTAGACCACCAAATAACACAAATTTCTTTTTATCATTTTCTTGTACTAAATCAGGAAAAGCAAATTTTCTTGAGTTATATGTTGAGATAAACTCAGGTATTATTCCTAAAATGTTATAAATCTCTTTAAATACAAAACTATTAAATCTTAACAATGTTTGAATTGTATAAATATTATTAGAGTTCAATAACGGTTCTTCAATTACAACTCTTACAATACCTAAGTCTTTATACTGTTTTAGTTTTTCCGCAAATATTTCAGATTTTAAGATCAACTCTTTTAGTTTATCATCATCATTTCCCATTTTTGGTCTTGGTGAAATATGAGTAAGTTCTAATAATTCTTGAGTTTGTATATCAAACAAAGCCCATCCGATAGTTTTGGTAGAAATGTCCAAACCTAACACTTTTGGTGAGTTTTTTAAATTTTTTGCCATAAATGCTTTTTTATAGTATAGTAAGAATTAATTAAACCTGAAGTTTATTTTATAAATCAAGTTTAACGACGTACTGTTGGATACCTTGTCTTAAGGTTGGTGATTGTAATTTAGATACAACTAACAAATCTTTATTCTCATCAAATAATCCAATTTCAGTTATGTACGAAGGTGTTCCTGGTACCCAACTTGGGTTTTGTGATACTAAAAATTCTACTTGACCCAAATTAACTTTATACTTCATCTCATAAATTGTTGCCTGTATATCAGTTTCAATATTACCATAAAAATAATACTCATCACCAAAATTTAGTTTTGGTCCGTTATCACCAGTAGGTACTAAATTAATATAATCATTTAATTTATAATATGGTGCGGCATCGTAATTTTGAGGTGTAATAATAAATGTAGATCCTGTTAATGATTTTTCAGTTACATATCCATTTATAAATTGTGATTGTATCTGAGGTGTAAAATCAATTATCTTCCAAGATGAAGGATCTGGTCGTTGACCTGTAACAACTTTTTGAGCTAAGATCTTAAACTTAGTTGCCCAAAAACCTGTTTCAATATTACAAACAGGACAAGCGGTAGTCGTAGTTGTTACCTGAGAAATATTAACATTTCCAAAATTATAATTAGTTGGGTTGTTATTCGTGACGTTACTTGTACTTAATGCAATTGCCGAGTTTAATAAACCTGTTGTACAATTTTGAGTACAAGCACCAACCGTTACAGATCCACTACCTAAATTATAATTATTATTTGCAACACATACATCAATACTCTCACCACTTAATAAATTTTGGGAATTAATTAGTCCATTACAGTCCATCCAATTAACTTGAGCATCATCTTGTGCGGTAAAAGTAATACAAGTACAACTTGGTGGACATTCTCCTCGTATTGAATCTATAGAATCATAAGTACTAGTAACCCAAGATCCGATTGGTAATTCAGTTTGTGTAACTCCTGTTAAATTTCCAACTAAGGTGTTAGAAATTTCTAAAGCCCAATAATCATTTGAATTATCATAGTAAATAACTGAGTTATTATTAGTTGATAAATAAACAATACTTGCTCCACTAATAACTTGAACATAAGAGCTCTCGTAACAACTCGATGGTGTCGGACAAATAGTTAAACAAAGATCATTTGAGAAGCCACAAGATGTAAATCCACTGAAAGTTATTGCTCCGGCAGCAGAGAAATCACCAATAGGTGACTCAGTTGTGAAAATTGTTGTTGGTATTTCAGGTGATTCTAATTCTATGAAAACCCATTCATTACCTGTCCAATATATGTTAGAAGCGTAAGGATCATCTAATGTAGTAACAAACACGGGTTGACCATTCATAATCATTCCTGAGTTATAATAATAAAGTTGTGTTGATGTGTCATTAACATCGTCAACAATATTTAATTGGAATCCGTTTTCCCAACAAGGAGGATTTAAAGTTGTAGTTGTCGTTGTATTTGATGTTGTTGTAGTTGTTGTTGGTATGTATCCAGGTTGATTTAAACAAGGAAACTCAGGTCCAAATCTAACCGCCACGTTTTTACTAACATCAGGATTACAATTGTTATCATTTCCAACTACTTTAGAATAGTAATTACTATGTAACCAATTAGTAAAACAGAAATCATTTTCTAATTGATATGTTATGTACATAGTTTCAGTATTACCTGTTAAAATACCATCTGAAGATGTTGAATTATCACAAACATTTGGTGTTATCAAAGAAACTTGTGGTGCCGGTAAAGTAAAATTTCTATTTGACTTATACGACATTGCCGCAACAATTTCTTCGTCATCTATAATAACTAATTGAGAATCAGGGAAAACTTTACCAACTCTGTTTGGAATTCCATTGGCGTTTGGATATGTGTCCCAAAGATTGTAATATCTTAATCCCGGTTGATTCATATCACTATTCTTAGTTGACTTAATATATTGAACTTTAAATAATTCTTTATCGTCAAATCCTGGAGGGTCTACCCAAAAAGTAACCCCAAAACAACATTGTCTGTTTTTATGCCACATAAGCCAAGGGATATGTAACTTAAAGTTTCTCGCTTGTCCTGTAGTATCACTTGGGTTTGTTGGGTCATATGGTTCTAATGCAAATTTCTCACCATAGAAAAAGTCTATTGTTTGATTTGTATAATGTATAATTGCAATTGCCTTTTGTTCCTCAGGTGTTACTATAATTTTATCCCCTAATGAATTATAATAATATACATCGTCAGTTGCAGTTTGACCACTTGACGAGTTATAACCAAAATATTCTTTACTTCCTATGTAATCGATGGATCCGAACTTGTTATAACCTTGATATAATGTTGGTATTAAACCGGCAGGATTTTCAGTCCAAGGGATATTCATATTCCATATTTTAACATTGAACTGATCTATATCACAAATAGATTCAAAATCAATTACCGAATCAGCCCAATGTGGTCTTGGTGTATAACTATCGTATTGTGTTGTCATATTTGGCGGATACACAATAACTCTTGCGCAACAATCAGGAGAAATATCACAATAATCAGGTGTATTTCTATCTAATGTTATAAGGTTATCACATACATCAATAATTCTATATGTTAAAATCAAATAACAACTATTCATTGACATATAACACTCAGGAAGTGGTGTTGGTGGACACGCAGGTCTTGGTGAAGGACTAACACAAGGTGTTTGGGTTAATGTTGGTGTTGGTGTAGGGCTAGCACAATTTATGGTACCTACCGTCGCACTTGGGGTTGGGGTTGGTGTAACCTGTCCTGTTGAATTTGGGGTTGGGGTTGGTGTAGGAGTTGGTAAATTATCACAATAACAATTACTACAACCGTTTCCATCAAAATATATGGTTATAAAATCACCAACACTTGGTTTTCTTGTGTTGGTGTAATTACAAATAGAACTTTCTAATAAAATTTTATTATCACCAACAAACTGATTCATTGGTACCTCGTAATTTGCGGTTACAACATAATAATCACCAGTTAAAACTCTCCAACTTATTGGTGAACCTGAAGTAACACCATCAAAGAAACCTCTCATTGCTGCTCTATTATAAACAGATTCAATTGTTGAGTCCATGTAAGGAATTCCATATGTATTAGTTTCTCCTTGATCAACCAAATATGGATATTTTACATATTGTTTATTTGATTGTGGAACACCTGAACTATTTTGGGCATTGAATTGTGGTTCTAAAACAAAACTATTCGCTTGGTTATATGTGTTTGGTAATTTATCATATGAAACTTCACTATCTCCAACTTGGAAATAAGAGATTTTAAAATTACCTTGTGATAATTTTTGTCTCCCTGTATCGGTTATTCTTGTGTTTACAAGACCTGAAGTATTTTTTATTATGTAACCCATTTAGTTATAAATATTAGTTTTATTAAATTCCTACCACCTCAACCGCACAACAAACACAATTATTTATTTGAACATTTGTCAATTGTATTTGATAACTACCAGCAGCATTAGAACAGTTTGCTGTAGGTGTATTTATTATTTGATTAGTAACAGTGCCATTTATACTTTGTCCACTTGTTAATGTTATGGTTGAGAAATATGCGGTGTTAATTTGATTTTGAATTAATGGTGAGTAAACTTGAGCACAAGGTCCTCCTATATTAGAAAAACTTGTTATCGTGTTATACAAAGATAATGGTCCAATACCCGTAATTGTTGCTATATTATTATATGATGGTATTGGTGTCACTGTATTTGGGTAGTAATTAAATACATTTGTGTGGACCACATCAAAGGTTATTGAAGCCCCTGGCGGTAAAGTAGGTGCGGTAACTGAGAATGTATTATTTGAGTAACTCGCACCAAAAGCCAATTGATATACTGTTTGTGGAGTACCCGCAACATTAACTAACGTTAAACTACTAACTCCATTAGTATCAGAAACTTGTACACTATAATTTCCCGGTGACAATCCTGGAAAATATGGACTTGTCGAAAAAGTTGTCCCATTGTCTATTGAATATAAATAAGGTGGTGTTCCTCCGTATGCCGTAATTATTATACTGCCATTTTGATTACATTGAGCAACATTGGTAGCAACCGTAAATCCAACTGATGTGGTTGCGGAACAAGATCCGCTAAAAATTGAGAATGTATCAATTGTTGCGTCACCATACACCTGCCAGTTAGAAAGTGGTGGTGCTGAAGGATTATTACTTGCGACCAAACTTGTCGGTGATCCTGCATATCCTGTCATTACCCATTGATTTGGTGTTGATCCCGTACTCCAATATAAATCATACGCAGTATCTGATGATTGCCAACTTGGTTGTCCATTTACAGTACCATTATAACTCATTGTTACAAAAATTTGTTGGTTAGGAAGATCAGGATCATTACTTCTTAATAAGTAAAACGCACATAATGTAGGATAAGTAATTGGAGTAACTGGTGGATTACAAGGACCAATATAAGAGTCCAAAATAGTATATCCAGTGCTTGTTCCTGCAGACCAAGAGTATGCGCCATAAGTAGCAGGATATAGTTCATCATCATTATCTAAACTATTGTAGAATCCGTTTGTTCCACAAGTAAAATCTTGACAAAATACCCAAACACCTAACAATTCATCCCAAAACACAACCCCATATGATATTATACCATTTGATACAACATAATAAGGTTTTGTGTTTTTTATACCAGCAAAATTAATGGTTAAATATTGATCAGGGTTTGAATCAATTACAAAACACATACCTGAGTATGTTGGTGTTTCCGCAGTTAAAATACAAGTTGTATTAATAACAAAATCACCATAGTAGTCATTAATAGTCGCCGAATATTCTCCAGGTCCTAAATTAGTTAAAGCCGGTGCATAACTACCTATATCCCAATAAATTGTATATGGTGGTGTTCCTCCTGTGACATATAATTGGACTGACCCATCAAAACTTCTATCATCTGTTGGGTTTATCGTGATACATTCCGCATCCATTGGGAATATTGTTAAAACATCACATTCGTTTCTATTTCTAACTGTTGGGAACGTTGATGGACAATTACCATCAATACAATCACCCTTTGAAACCACTTTAGTCCCTCCTGATATTTCAAAAACAGGATATATTTTTGAACAGAAATTTGAGGTTTGTCCTGTTTGGAAATTTTCTAAAACTAATTCATTATTGTTGTTTACGTATGTTGTTGTAACGACTTTATCATCATATGTGATAAAATAACAATAGTTTTGACAATCACAAGTAATATCAGGATCTAAAACTGTCGTATAAACAACAGGACAATCTATAGGTCCTAAATCAAAAACATAATAACACTGTGGGTCAACTTCTATTGGGTCAATTACTCGTATTGACGCAAAATTACCAGCGTAACCACTAAGACTTTGGTCATTTGAGATTATTGGTGGTAAATCACTTTTACCACAAGAATATAGAATATAACAATTTTCCATTACTTATAATAAATAATCATTGATTTGTTTTTTGGATATATGATCTCATATTCTCAATATATTTTATTGTTGCACTTTTTGGGTCTATGTAGTTAAAATAATTTTCATCGTTTTTTAATAACTCTATGGGATTTCTATCTATGAATTCACCCTTATAAAATTTATTATGTTTCATAATTTCTGTTACTCCTGCCATATGTAAGATTGGTTTTTTATAAAAATTATCAATAGTATCTGTCGCCCAAGAAAAATCTAATTCATCAATAATTTTTGTTTCTTTTTTTGTTTTCCATAAATTCCATAAAAGTGACCACATCTCTGCGGTCCAAAATTGTACTTTATTATTCCTTATTGGAAATTTTTTTTGGAAGATCATCATGGTTGAGTACATAATGAATGAGTCTTCGTAAACTTTCTTCCAAAACTCTTTGTCAGTATTTTTTATAATGTACTGTCCTCCGCCGGAATTATTTTGATTATTAATTATCATTTCTTTATCTATTGGAATAACTTTACACATTTCATTTATTAATTGTTCTTTTTCACAATTTTTAAATTCTCTTTCATAATTTAATGACGCCGATTTTAAATAATTGTATCCGATATAATTTTTAGTATCGGACAAATAGATAATTTCATCTTGTATGAATTTTTCTAAATTTGGTAATTCATTCCAAATTATATCGGAATCATGTAAAAAAAACATTTTACCATATTCGGGTTTTTTTTCTAACCATTTATAGATCAGATATGGTTTTATACTTGGGATATAATTTTTTCTTTCTCTTTCATCTTTAAAATGTGAAATATTAACCCCTAATTTAATTAAATCTAAAGATTCATCAGATGGTTTATTTTTTTCTTGATCATAAGAAAAAATAATATGTATTTGTTTTGGATTTATTCCTTTTTGAATAAAATTATGAACATACAATTTTATTTGCCAAATGAAATAAGGGACATCAGGTTGTGCCGAAACAAATAATATATTTTCCATATAGGAAAATTAAGTTGTATTTTTCTAAAGTGAATTAAACTTATTTATACTTGAGTTACCGTCACAATTACAGAAGGAATAGCGGGTCTAGTTGGGCTAATTTGAGGTCCATCATAAGCAAATCCTAATCTAACATCACTAACTCTAAATTTTAACTCCATGTAGTCACCAGCATTTAATGGTTCTACAAAGTTCCATGCCGCAACATTTCTACCATTATTAGAATTACCAACAACTTGTGTATTTGAATTTGCAACATTATTTCCATTTATTGCTAACCATATATCCATAGTTTGAGTGGATCCTCCACCCGTTGACTCCAATTGGCTAGAAAATTGTAAATTATATGTTCCCGCACTTGCAACAACAAATTGTGTATCCGCAGAAACAGTAACACCATTACCTGACGTTTGTGTTGCCGCACTCATTGAATATGCGGTGGTAGTACTTACCACATATTGACTAACAGTAGAAACAAAAGCTCCCCACGCAGCACCTCCACTTGTCCCGTTAGTTCCTGATGTCCCATTAGCTCCACTTGTTCCATTAGTACCGTTAGTTCCTGATGTCCCATTAGCTCCACTTGTCCCGTTAGTTCCATTTGTTCCTGATGTCCCATTATCACCACTTGTTCCATTTGTTCCTGACGTTCCATTAGCTCCACTTGTCCCGTTAGTTCCATTTGTTCCTGACGTTCCATTAGTACCACTAGTTCCTGAACCTGAAGTACCTGAAGTACCATTTGTTCCTGATGTACCAGTTGATCCAGTTATTAAATTTATTACTTGTTTTATTGACGCCTTATAAGAAGATCCGTCAGCACTCTGAGAAGTATCACCAGTTACAACTACGTGAATTAAATCGGTTAAAGATACTCCGGTTACATATGTTCTATCTGTTAATCTTGACATTTCAATTATAAATACTTTAGAATTCGAATTGATATGGTTCTGAATCCATAAAAACAAAATATTCAAAATTTTGAAATTGTTTGTATGAAGAAACAACATTCGGTGTACAATATAATGTGTGGGTAACCTCACACCCTGTCGAATCTTTAAGTGTCAAATTGAAAGCTGGTGCGGTGTCAAATTGTGATGGTAAAGTAAATAAAAATGGTAAGTCTGTTGCTTCACCCAAATAACCACAATCATTACCATAAACGTTACAAGCGGTTCCACTAAATGGTAATGTAAAATTAGATATATTTGTTACTAATACTTTAGTCATTATCAATTACATTGTACACAAGATATATCATAAAGAATTTTTAAATTAACAATTACAAGTTCATCTTGTAATAAATTTAAAATTTCTTTCTCACAATTTTTTGGGTAATTAGTACAACCTGCAATAATTTTAATTCTATTTTGTACCAAATCTATAGATACATCATCAATACCAACATAAGATTTAAGAGTGTCAATTATTGTTTCAGCCCATAGTATATCGTTAGGATAATCATTAAAACTTGTTGAGGTATAAAAATTAACTTCTTTAGTTTCATCACCAATACTTGTTTGTAATATAAAATCGGCAGAATTTATAATACAATTTGTATCTCCACTTGTTAAATCAAAAAACCCTTCCCAATACATCTGTCTTATACCTCGTTTAGTTATCGTATTAGTTGGTTGAAACTGTTGTTCACAAATTGTGTAGATCTCATAGTTTTGTACTTTTTTTGTACCATATAAACTTATACTTTTTGTTAAAGTACATCCACTCTTATCCGTTAGTTGTAATGTATAATCACCACTTGTCAACCCTGTGAGTGATGCTCCCGTCTGTCCAGATACATTTCCACTCCAACTATACGTAAAAGGAGGTATACCACTCGTAATTAAAACTGATATTGATCCATCATACCCAAATAAAGGTTGTATTGGATACAAATCAAAATAAACACCGCTTGATGGTGCAATGTATACAGGTATTTCTTGATAACAAGCAGGACTACTACTATCTGTAACTCTTAAAGTAAATGTGCCCGATTGTAATCCCGTATAATACCCTAAATTATTACTTAAAACATCTAATGACGAATTAGGTCCTATTAAATCGTAGGAATATGGTAGTGTTCCTCCAGTTGAGACGAATATCTCACAAATACCATTATCTAAACCACAAGTTGTTCCCGTGGTATTTGCCGTTATTGAAAATAAATCAACGTTACTTACTGTTGTGTATCCCGAAAAAGTACACCCATTAACATCTGTTACTGTTACCAAATAATCCCCCGTTTCAATACCATTCCAAATTTGATTAGCAGGTCCCGATACGACACTATTATAGTATCCATTATCACCTGATAATACGAATGTATATGTGCTTAATGGTGGTAATCCGTTATCTATTAGTACTTGAACTGATCCATTTGTTGATGAGCATGTTGAATTAGTAACGTTAATACCGACAGTTGAAAAACTGTTAGGTGTTTGTACATTTACAAGTCCTGTGGTGATACATAATCCTGCATCTGTGACTTGTACTGAAAATGGTCCACTACTTACACCAGTGAAAGTGTATGAGGTACCAAAAGAAATTGCGACCTCACCTGTTGATCCACTATAATAAAAAGGGGCAGTACCTCCAGTAACAATTACCTCAACCTCACCGTCGTCTTGAAAACAGGTTGGTGGTGATGTGACAAAAATTGTACCCACAGATAACGTTGGTACATTTCCAACATTTATAAATTCAGTTGATGTACAACCTAAAGGGTTTGTTATTTCTACTATGTAAGTATTTTCAGTTAATCCTGTTATTGTTGTACCTGTCTGACCATTAACATCGGTTAACCAATTTATTGTATATGCACTTGACGGTGTAAGTCCTGTTATGAATATTTTACCAGCACCCTCGTCAAAACAACTTGAATCGGGAACTACATAATACCCAAAAGTAAAAGGTACTGAAGGTGTGATAAGAGCTGTTGCGGACATGCCGTCACATCCTCCCCCATCATTTGCAATAACATAATATGTATCAGCACTTAATCCTTGGAATGTATATGATGTGGTAACGGTTGATGCGGTTTGCATTAAATTACCAAAAATATCATATAGTTCATATGTCGCTAAACCATAGACATTAGTTGTCGAAGCCTCGATTTGTCCATTATTAAAACCACAAGTTGTTCCTGTGGTCGATAAAGTTATTGATGTGCCTGACGAAATATAAAATGGTATCAATCGGGAATCACCTCCAGAATCTTGTACCTCAAGTACATAATAATCGGCCGGTAAGTTATTCACTTCATAAATTGATGTTACCGCAGATGTAGGTAAATTACCTGTTGTTGTTACTTCAGAAAAAGTCCAAGATGGGCTAGATCCTGTAACCTCAATAAAGATTGATCCGTTACTTCCTCCCCCACAATCACCTGTTATACTAATTTGACTTATCTGTATCATTATCCATTACATAGTACTTGGAAACTAATTCCAACATTTATTGATATATCATCATTGCTTGGTACACAATTATTATTATAAATAAGAACTGTCTCATCTTGTGTATTCATAACATAACTATATCCCAATGTTTGTAAACTTAATAAAGTAGTATCTAAAGCGTCTACCCAATCACCCGTGGTTGGTACCCCTGCGGGTCCTGAACCACTGAAAAAGTAATCTTGTGCTATTGGAACTCCGTTAACTCTAATATCCACATACCAATTAGTTAATATTGTTAAACCTAAACAATCATTAAAGTTTATATTTTCAGAAAGATAATATTGTTGTAACAAGTTTGACAATAAAACACCAAAAGATGTTACAGTAGGATCTGAATTCCACGGATATAACCCACATTCAATATATTGACCCGGACAATCATAAACAAATGCTTGAGTTGTAATTCCACAAGGTTTACAAAGTGGTGGTAATATTTTACAAACAGTTTGTCTTCTCCATCCGAATTTTTGTCTATGGAAAATTGAATTTTCTAACTTCATTCCTGTTGTCCAAATGGTTGTCGCAGGAATCATCTGTTCAATTAATCTTATCCAATAGGTACCCAAACCATTAACATAATCGATCATTGTTTGATATGTAAAATTGCCGTTTTCAACTCCGATAAGTTGTTGGGATTCTAAATACTTCCAATAAATTGATTGTAAAGTAGGGTATCCACCAGTCTTACCATCAGTAATGAATTGTCTATTTCTAACATTAATCATATTATGCCAAAAAGTTTGAGCAAACTCAAAGAAAGTTTTTTGTTTTGGTTTTGGTACAATTTCAGTCCAATCAATACCTCCTCTTTTTGGGTAAGGGTTTGGTATATCACATGGAGATGGTGGTACATAATTTAAACCTTGTTCAGGTATTGGGAAATTATATTCTCTTGACATAGACCAAACATCATATATTAACCCTTGTGCCGGATTCATAAATATGTCGACGTTTTTGACGTTCAACACTAAACATTCTTCATTAGCAACGTAGTAGGCGTTTAAATTAGCATCAAAACTATTTCGTAATATTTGTTGTGAGTCAATCCAACTTTTCTTGTTATCGGATATTTTTCTTAAAGTATATCCCAAATTCATATATGGGAAATATCTATATCTATTTAGATATTCTTCCCCATAATTAAATGGTAACAATTTTGTTTGATAATCGGGATTATTACCTGTGAAAACGCTATTTGTTAAATTAACCTGCTCAGGCATTCTGTGTTGAGGTGTTGATTCAAACCAACCCCCTCCTATTTGGAAAAAAAAGTCATCTGATGTTGCTGGCATTTGTGGACATCCAATTAAATCAACAGGGTAGTCTTCTCTTGTCGTTGTGACAGGAACTGTAATACTTGAGGTAGTAAAACCTGTTGCGGGGTTTCCTAATATACTGTATACATTATTTGTTTGTAATACAGGAAATTGTTGTGTGAATGATCCACCTGTAATTTGTAAGAATTGTTGTTGGAAATTCGACATATCAATTCTTTGATCGGCAACATAAACGTATTCATTAAATTCCACTAAAGCATCTGGTGCCCCAATCAATCTTAATAAACACTCAATAGATTTTCTCGTACCTTTCGATTTAAATAAGTAAGCAGAATTTAAAACTAAATTTCTATAATATTGATAGTTTAATTCTTCAGGTGTTTGACCTTTAGATAAACCAGGAAATAAATTTGTTGTTGGTGAAAAAACATTCTGTAATAATTGTTCATTAGATATTGGGGAAATGTTTACCTTCCACCCTAATGTTTCAGCAAGGTTTTTTAATAACTGTGATGGTATGTCATTTTTTACAACATAATTAACATTGGTCATATTGGCCAATGCGGTTATGAAAGTTTTTGTTTGGTCAAAACTTCTACCATAAATTTGTAATACTTTTTCGAACTTTTGATCTGGAGTATCAAATTCTTTAAGAGCTCCCGTAGTTAAAAATCTTGAGATCAAGTTTGTTTTGTACTCATCTAAGTTAGTACTAAATTCACTTAATTTTTGAAGATAAATCTCAAAGTTCTGTGACTCAATATCTAAATTCCATAGACCTGATAATGGGAAAGTTACGTTTTGTGTTGTAAAAACATAATTACCGTTATCCATTTCTTTTGGTGTTCTAAAACTTGCGGTATAAATAGGAACTACATTTCTATTTAGTAAGAAATTTTCAACAGGATCGAGGTTTTGTTGGAATACCGAGTTAACTTCACTATTATTTGGTCTGATCACTAAATAATCATATGATATCTGAGATCCTGAAAATGGATTACCCTCAACAATTATGGTAAATGTAGTTGAGTTATCATTTGTAGGATAGATGTAATTTACTGGATACTCATTTCCTTGTACGTATAGACTATATTTTTTAAAATTTGCAGTCATATCTCTCAAAGGAGATACCTCAACTTCTTTTAATAGGATGTTACGAGCTGCGTTTTCAGAAAAATCAATATCAAAAGGATTTCTAATTGACGATATGTAAATTTCAAGTGAAGTTTCATTATCAACCGCATCATACGCACAATTAAAAGCTGTGGTTTGTGTTATAAACTTTGCAGTATTTTGAGCGACTTCTAAAGCACCAGGGAAAAAGTTGATAATTCTTGTTACTGAAGTTGAGATTCTTTTAGTTAAAGACCCATACTCCGTAAAGTTCGTAATTTGACTTAAATCATAATTTGGATATACTTGAAAGTTCTTAGAAAGAATTGCTTGTGATTCTATTAAATTTTCAATATTTAAACTATCTAAATTGATTGGGTCAGAAAACGACCCTATATCAAAATTTCTGTTTTGTTTTTCACTTATTGATGTTGTGAACTCAAAATTTGCCTGCGTAAAACCCCCACCCGCAATTAATTGTAATCCTACAATATTATCGGAAAAAGTTCCTTGACCGCTAGCTGGTGTTGGTGGACAGGTAAATTTTTGTGTAGCCATTATCCTGTTATATTAGAAAAACTTTTACTAAAATCTATGTTTATACCTCTATCTTGTCTTACTTCGTATAACAAATTATTAAATTGGTCTTTAATTTCATACAAGTTGTATTGTTTGTAGATATTGTTATTAGAATCGTAAATAGTGTAGATACCATCATCAATTGATTTGGTTTGGTTACCATAAAGTGCAATTGCTAATGTTGATATATCTTGATCAACAATTTCAATTTCAGTTGTAATTGGGTTAAAGAATGTATTTGTTATAATAATATTTTGGTTTGGTTGCCCAATATATGGAGTGGCATTTGGTTTGTTGGTTGGTGAAGATGAGGGTGATAATGTACAAAACATTAAGTTTGTTGCTCCCTCTACATACCTATATCTAATCGATTTTTGAATTGTGTTTGTTAAATTTTGTACAACAGGTTCACAATAAAAAGATGATGTTATTATTCTGAAAAAATTAGGTATTTTAGTTCCGTCAGGATTCAAATATTCAACTCTGAACCCTACTAAACCTTGATTCACAAATTTATTTCTATATTCAGATGGTACTTGATTTATATCAATAACAATTCCTTTTACGTTTGGTAATGCCGATAACACACCACAATCATTTATTGTAGTTCTGATCTCAGCAGGTCTAATTAGTAGAGTATAAATCCCTAACTTATTGAATGTGGTTGCAGGTAATTTTAAATTATAAAGTCCACCTAATATTTCCACACCAGAATTTCCACCTGTATCTGAATTATGAAAATATGGTCTTAATATGTCTTGAGCATTAAGAGATGTAAGAAGATAATTATTTGTATCATCTCGTGATGGTGTATATGTCATTATTATCTCTACATCCTCAGGACTTACGTCCGCTCCTCTAATAGTACCGTAGTTACCAGTTGCCATGCGTTTTTATTTTATAAATAGTTATGTTGGTTCTTTTACAACATTAAAAAATTTGTATCCGTATTTTTCCAAGTCACCCAAATTGTCAACTTCACCTAAACGCATCACACTTTCTAAAGGTGCATATTTACCTCTTTCAACATAAACATTAGTTAATATTTGTGGTTGGTCAATGACATTTAATAATACTTCATTTTTTGTTATTGCAGATAGAATTAAATCATTCTGTGTATATCCCGAAGATTGGACTAAATAAACCGTATAATCTCTATAATCAAGATAAGTAATATCATTTATTGTGTATGCGGTATATTCATTATTAGGACCAAAACCTAAAAATTCACCAACAACACCAGTCGATCCTGTAACTGGACCAAATTTAAACTTACCTCCAATCAAGTTAGTCGCAGGACCATACTGTATCAAATCGCTTAGAGTTGAGGTTGTATAACCTGAAACAGGAAATGGGATTGAAGTAAAGTTGTAAGAATAAAAATCATTAATATTCCAATTAGAGTCTCCACTAAAAATAAAGTCGTAACTAATTGGAGTTCCGCTACAAATACCGGCAGGTACAAAAGTCGCAACTCCATTTGGGTTTGGTATTGTTGTACCTGTAAATGGTACTACAACGTCTTTTTCAACATATGAAATACCCCAAGGTGAATTTGCGGTTAATTTTACCGTATAAACCCCATATCCCGATGGGAAAGTATGTTGTAATGGTGAAGGGGAAATTAAAGGTTGACTAAACCCATCACCCCAATCAACAGAAAAGTTAACTAATGATAAAAATTTAACTAATTCAGTATCTGAAGTGTTATAGAATAGAAAAGTATACCCCAAAGGATCTGTTATAGTATCTGCACTAACAATGAAATTTGTGATAACATCTTTTTGTAGTACCGCACCATCAAAAACCGAGTAATATCCAATATCTACCGCAGTTTGTTGGAAAAATAGGTTGATTGACAAACACTCCAATAGTGAACTACCGTTAGTACCTCCACTTAACACCATATTCATAGGGAGATAATAACCTGTCGTACCTGTTAATGTGGTAATTGTTTGTGCGGTAATAGGACAACAAGGATCAATATACGTTGAGATATCAGTTTCCCCTGTGAATGGGACCGTGATCAAATCACCTTTTATATTTTCAGGTGATATTCTAAATTTATAGTATTGTTGTTCCATTATGGGTTTACATATTCATACCATTTTATGGGTTGTGATGCAGTTCCAACCCTAATTAAGTTTAAAATATCATTCACTTTGTATGTGAAAGTTGGGTAATCTAACTTAACTCTATAATAGAAATAGTCCGCATTATTAAATGTAAATCTGTCGGGTAATAATAAAACTTGAACTCTATTTGTCATTCTAACAAATGACCCAATTCTGGCATCAAAGAATTTCGCACTCATATAAAAAGTATCAATATCAATGTAATCTCGTTCTCGTAACCAATAAATGAAGAAACCTTCTTTGTCACCTAAAAAATCCAATTTAAAGTATGGAGCTCTTACATCGATCAAAGGACTAAAAGGATTTAATTGTGCTGTTTGGAATAAACCTTGTTGTACAGGTAAAATTATGGTAAAATAATTTTTTTGTGTCTTTTCATCCGTTGTGTCATAAAAGTCTAATTTAAAAAATGATTTGGTAAATGGGTTTGTGTAATAATATAGTTCAGATACTGTGAACCCAGCATTAAAATAAGTCGGACCCCAATTTGTAACGTTAGCATTTTGTGATGATATTGGTTGTGCAAAATCATAAAAATTAAATTCATAATTTATATCAGTATCTCCACCCTTTATTGGTGAGTGATAAAATCTTATGATTTCAAAATCTTTTGCAATACCGACAACTTCCTTGATCATTTCATTTTCATAGTCTGAAATTGCCTCATCTCTACCGGTGAAATCCCAAGTCATCTCAACAGGTATGTTTACATACTTGTTGAGTTCATTTTTTAATATTGTAAATTTATTCACACTCATCGATTACCGGATCTGTTATAGTTGTTATGTTAGGACCAATACTACCTTGAGTATAAGGTGAAATTATGTTAAAGTTTTCAGGAGTTATTCTAAATATAGTGTTCACATATGGGTAATGTTTTCCATTCAAGAACGGATAGTTAACCCCAATACCTTCTTCATCTGAATACCCATATGGGTAAATATCTCTCCATCTAAAACTATTAGACAGTTTAGAGAAATAAGCGTAGTCAGGGATGTCTACAACAATAGAAGCACTTCCTTCTTCAACGTAGTTCGAAAACTCTCTTATTTGTATAGGGGCGTGTGGTGAATAAAAATAACCGTATTGGTTTGTTGGTGGTATGTAATTAGTTATTAAAGAAAACCAATTTCCGTTAAATTTTATTTTATGAACGTAGTCTGAAATAATTCTTTCGTTTTGATCATAATTGTTCCACTCACAATAGTCCCCATCAAGTGTATCACCCGAAACTAAAGTCTCATTATAATAAAAAGGTCCTGCGTTCCCGACGTTATATGATAATTGATTTATGTCGTTGTTAATTGAAGATAGGGGGTTTGATTGGTCCCACCAAGGTTGTGGTGCCGCATTTGGTCTTAAATAAGTATTAAAATACCAACCTTGTTTCATATTTCTTGTCCAACCAAAAAATCCTCTCCATATTGTTGTAAAAAATAACTGAGTTAATGGTCTTTTTTGATTATCTCTATACAAACTTATATCTATATCACAATTAAATGAAAGGTTATATGATTGACTATTTTCTTTAACTGAAGACCTATCTTGTTGTAATGGAGTTAAAGCACCAATTTCAAATTTTGGGTTTGAGTTAAATATATTCTGTTCAAATCCTGCATTTGTTAATACTGAACATTGTGGATTTGTGATAATTTTGTGTCTTCTAACATAATATTCACTTCTTGTTTCATTTATGTTATTTATATTAATAACTCTTTTAAATGTGCCCTGTACGTTGGTATTAAAAGTGTTTCCAACAAATCCAACATTTGCAATATTAAATATAAACTCATCAGACCCATAACCATTATCCCCTAAACTTGAGACTTGGAATAAATTGTTTTGATTATAATTAAATGATAATTCAACATATTCACCTGCCGTTAATCCGTGTGGCATAGGACATTTAAATCTTATTACTCTTGTATTTTGGTTCGATCCAACAGTTATAATAAATGGAATACCTTGAGATGCAATCCAAGACCAATTCACATTTGAATTTGGTAAGTAGGTATTCATAGTTCTATTGTATATGTTTTCAAAAGGATAACTTATGTAATGAAACCAATTATACGTACTAGCGCTAGCGTTTTTAAAGTCAATGTGTGCGTTTGGTGGTTGTGTATAACCAACAACATTATTATCTGTTCTAATAAAATCAAATTCAAAATATTGTGGAAATCCTTGCCAAGCACTTTGTAATGGTGGAAATGGAGGTGCCGCACCTATGTTTCCACCAGGAAACGCTGTTATCGTGTTTTGAAGTTCGTTTGTATAATACAGATTGTTTCTAAAAGGAGTATATGTTGTTGATCCTGTTAGGGCATTTGAAAACAGTATTGTATATTTTGTTACAGGTCTAAATATTGTTGAACTTTGTTGTTCCTCGTCAAATAAATCTTCTAAATTTAAATCAACAGAACGATCATATTCAGTAAGTAATTTAGTACTTTGGTCAACAGGAAGACTTACAAATGTATCAACATTAATAGCCCCTTTAAATCTATCTCGACCTAATATTATTTTAGTTGATTCATCAGACATTAGAATTCAGGAACATAAAGTTTATAGAATCTATCTATTGCGGTTTTACCATTAAATAATCCAAAGTAGAAATGGTAAGGAGCTCCCACAACAACACCTTGTGATGGTACTGCAGGGTTTGTTACGTTTGGTGAAAAGAAGTTAACAGGTTGTCCTTGAATAACTCCTGATGTACCCAAAGGAGGGTATTGGAAATTAGGTTCAGGTAAAGGCGGCACTACTGTTGAATCAAAGTTTGTTATAAACCCAAACCCACCTTGTGATTGATTGTATTGTGTAATATACTTTTCACCTAACGTAAAGAAATCCAAATTTTGATATTCTTTTTTGAAGAATCCTACAGGTATTGTATTTGTATACCAGTTATTATTTTCGGTTCCAAATATTGAGTTTGACTTAAACAATACCCATTTGTAGTGAGGAACAACCTGTGATTTAGGATAACCAAATACGTCTTGTATCAATGGTGTTTGGTTATAAGTTTCAATACCAGGTGCCATTATCTTTCTATATCTTAATTCTGAGGTACTTGAAGAGAAGAATACCCCAAATACAGGTTTTGATGGAACCGCACCTAAGTTTCCTTCGGTACCTAAGAAAATATATGAATTAGTGTTTGTTGTAGGTAAGTTTTCTGTAATAAATGGTGAAACCTTCCATTCAGAATTTATTGATAACATTTGAGCAATGTCACCATCAATACGGTATCCTTTTCTTGTACTATCAAAGAATTGATCGATTGAGGTACCGGCTTGGAAACTGTTACCTACTGATGTTGGTTGTATGTTTGAGGCAACATTAGTATTGAGTAATCTTGATAGGAAAGATAATAAAAGTAAGTTTGAGTTATCTTGGTATGAAGTGGTATCTACTTGATCAACATAATAACTACCAAATGCAGGGTTTGAGCAAATTTCTTTAATAAAACTATCTCTTGGTCCTAAATCAACTACTGTTGTTGGGAATTGTATTTGTTTAAAGTTATAAGCCGCCCCCGGGAAATTTAACAATGAAGACGGAAATGATGAAGTTGCTGGTGAATTTTTACCAATAAATTCATTAATTGTATCACTCCAAGGTGAACTTCTGTAATAGAAATTATTAGATATATCATTATAAACTATAACGTCATCACAATAAGCCTTGTAAAATTTAGTGTTGTATAAAGGTTGAGTTGGGTCTAAACCAAATATCTTTCTCGTATTAAAAGAAAACATATACAAAGCTCCATTAACCCAATTGTTTTGGAATACTTGAGCAAAAACTCCTCTACATAATGCGAAATTCATTGTAAATCTAACCTTCCATTCTAATAGTAATTTTAAATCATTATCAAAAGCAAAATTAAATAGATATTTTTTTTGTCCTCCAAGTAATGTAGGATTAAGTAAACAATAACATCCATTAATAACTCTACCTTCAGGTACTGAACATTTAGAAGGTCCATTATAAGGAATAATACCCCAAGTATGTCCATCACCACTATAACAAGATAAAGGTACTATACCCTCACATTGTAGTGTTTCGGTTAATGCTGTTATTGCTGGTGGTTCATCATAAGATCCACCATTAATTAATTCTAAACCTATTTGTATTTGTATTGGCGGTTCTTGACCTTGAGCATTATAGAATGTAAAATTGTTGTTTTGATGTAATCCATACCCAGTTTTAGATCCTGTACCATTTTCAGTTTTTGTTGATGTTGGTATTCTATCACTTCTCATAACCAAATAATTTCTACTATTAAAATTAATTGGACTTGGGTTGAAACTTCTATAATAAGCCGCTGAATACAAGAAATTTAAATATCTAAAATTATAACTTGGGTTATTTGGTGGTGAAAAATAATAATATTGTAAAATCTCACAAGCACTATTACAGTTAACCCCTTGAGTGTTGTTTAGAAAATAGTTTAATGCGGTTTGAGAATTAAAAACTAAATTATTAAATCCGTAACTACCATTAGATCCTATAAAAGTACCTCCTCCAAAATAAAAGTTTACCGTTGCTTGTGGGGGTGGATTATAAGGCACTAAATAATTAGTATTTGAAACTATGTACATATTCGCAGCCATATTGATAGTTGGAAATCCTGGAAGTGGTGTTGGTACATAAGATGTATAAGTACCTGCAGCTGCCGTTGTATTATCGTCAGTTGCTAAATAGTAAAATGGTAAGTTAGAGGTAAATGCTGTAAAGTTTGGATTTGATGGTGTAGGTCCCGTAATTGATAAAGAAAATGAAGGAAAATATAGATTATGTCCTTGATTATTTGAGGTTAAATGTGATATTGGGTGTGCGGGTTGTGTAGCGTTGGCGTTTATTGGGTACCCCTGAATTGGTACGTTCATATGGTATTTACCTGTTGCAACTACGGTATTAGGGGTTAAATGACCATAAATTCTTGATAAATCATACTCAATAGTTTGTTTCTGAGTATGTGGGTCAACCCCTCTTGTACAAATTATTATTTCATAATTTTGATAATTAAACATTGTTTGTAGTGCGGATGTTGGTACTGTGTAGACATCAAATATGTTTGCAGGGGTACCATTAACTAAATCACAACCAGGTCTTAAGAATTTTATTTTATGTAATAGATAACCAGCAGGAAATAAGTTTTGGTTTGTTAAATTTGCTAACTGTAAAAAATTACCAACAGTTAAACCTGTAATTGCCTGAAAATACTCAACGTCTGTTGGGTATTTTAAAAACGATTCTTCATATCCATTTACCCCTAAAGTTGTTGGTCCATTATTTGCAGTGGAAAGTATTTGAGTAAGAGAAGTTGCGGTGAGTATAATATTTGCAGATAAAAAACCTCCTGAATTCAAAGACGATGGATCCGCATAGTTTATTGTAACACCAGTTTGTCCTGTAAAAGTAACACCTGTTATAGAATTTAAATTAAATTGGTTAAGTGTCCCACCTGTCAAATTAACTCGTCTATTAGTTGAATATTGGTCGTAATAATTTGGATTTTGGAATGAAAATAAGGTCCCTGGTGTTAATGAAGCCATTGTGCCAGGGTTTGCTAACATAACAAAAACTTGATCTTCATATGGTTGTGATCCAACAAATTGAGGGTTTACTGTAACACCTACTCTATTTGGTGCGTTAACACCAAAATACTTATCTCTAGTGTTAAATTCATTTAATCTTTGTGGGTATGTTGAGGTAATTGGAAATGCAAACCATCTATCATCAGGACCAGTATTTTTTTTAGCCGCAAACAAAAATGGTTGTGGTGCATGTAATAAATCTTTTTCATTTGGTGTAAGTTTAATTGGTGTAGATGAACTTAATACATCATATCCTGAAAATAATCTAATAAAATCTTGATTTGCTCTCGCAACTACAGATCCATCAATGTCATTATTATTAACTAGATATTCAAACGATTGATATTGATTTGAACTATTACAATCAAATGGTCCGTTATTAACATTGGTACTACCTTGTGGATTTTGATATAAATTAGGGTGTCCTATGTCATAGGCACCTGATGAATTAACAGGGGCTAAAAATCCTAACGGTTGAGCCAAAACTAAATCACCATTATTAGGTGAGTTTTGGACTTGGTCATTAATATCAGACAATAAATCATCAAGATTAAGAACACTTGTGATTTCAACACTTCCACAGTCACAATCACAAGCCTGACAATCAGGATAGTTTATCATTGGTAAACCTAATCTAGGTATATTTGGTTTAACAAATATTAAAGCCGCTAATGCACCTAAGGCCAATACACCGTAAACAAAAGTGGTTAAAATTGAGGTCACTAATAAACTTTGAGCATCAATTACTTGTTGACCATATAGGGCGAAACATGCGATATCAACAACAGGTATTCCACCTACGTTTGCCGAAGTACAAGATAATAATACACTTTGGGCGGCATTGAACGCACTCGCGGCCTGTATTGTTGCTTGTACACTTTGTACTGTAAAATAAGCTAATAATAAAGTTGCCAATCCCATTATAAGTGGCCAACCCCACATAACAAAGTGGGATAACCACAAAATTATGATAACAGGTAATGTCAAAATATTCATTAATAGATTGAAGACAAAAAATATTGGGTCAAAGTTTTTTATAACGTCATTAACAGGGAATGTATTATTTGTTGTTTTACAAGTTCTATTGTCAATTTCTTTAATACCTAAATGTCTTGCTCTTCCGATACCATTTTTATATCTGTCGATGAATAGAGCGGTAGTATAAACTTTATTATAATTAAATTGATAGAATGTATCTTCACAATCTATTGCCGATTGTATATCTACATAATCATCCCAATCAAGTGAAAACGCATATGATCGATATAAATCAAATTTTTGTTGTGGTATTTCATTAAAGGTAAATACTTGTGGATTGTTACCAACCGGAGTTCCTTGTATGTAAATCTGAGAACCTGCCGGTAAATATATCGATTCAACTCCACCGTAATATGGTTGGAATCCTTGACCCGTACCATAATCTATGAAAATTTGGAATGATTGGTTGTTTAATGCTTGTACAAATTGCCAACCGACATTCACACCAATAAGAAGTGTTGGTCCTGTTTGTGCGGGATATGGGGTTGGAGAACCTGCAGGTGGTGCAGGTATTGTATAAGTTGTTGTTTGACTAGGTAGACTTAAAGGATCTAAACTTGAGCTTATCCAACCGTGTTCTTTTATATTTGGTACTAAAAAACCAGCTCTTTGAAAACTACCTGAGTATTCATCGTCTGATAAACCAATTTCTGTTGAAAATTTTGTAATGGATTGTTGGAACCTGTTTATTGATATTGTTTTCTCTTTATTAATCCATCTAAACTTAAATCTATATTTCCCTTTTGTTGGTATTCCTTTACTTGGGTCATTAGATAAAATTTGTTCACCAAATTCGTTAGTAGTAATGTAATCTAAATTCATAGGTACACTAGCAACAAACGTACCATTGTCATCAATAATTTTTCCTTGATCAGGTAATTGATACTGTTCTAAAACAGGTCTACCTTCGGTATCGGCAAAAATAGTTTGTCTAATCGCTAAAACTTGTCCAGGACCTGTTATTAATTCACATAAATTTCCCGTATCATTTTTTGGCCTACATTGTATACTTAAAGCATCATCATCCGTTGTTGATAATATTGACCCCATAAATACAGCATATGGTTCAATTACGATGTTTGCAAGTTTTGTTAAGTCAAAATCTAATCTGTTAATTCCGACTTGACATATATCAGTATCCCCCCAAAGAGGTCTCACATCAATATTATAACTAAAACTTTGAATTTGAGGCAGTGAATCTAAGTTTGTTGAGGTCTTGAATTGTGCTCCGTCGACTTGTGCTTCAGTTGCAATTCCTTGTTGAAGTAGATCTTGTGGTGATAGTGAAAAACATCCTATATCTGAAAGGTCAACATCCATAACAATAGTTTGTTCACCAACAGGAACACCAAAAATCATAAAGTCACCACTTTCGTTAGTTTTTACGGTAAATCTATAATATTTGTCATATACCTCTACATAAGATGAATCCATTAAAACATCTGCTCTTGTGGGAAAAGTTCCTGTGGCTTGATGTCCTAAATACGATGGTTCTTTTGGTAGTAGATTATATCTATACCCTTCTTCGTTTCTAGAAGTTAAATTTTGATAAGGGTATAATTCTGAAATTACGGGGTTATCAACATCTCCTTCTTCTAATGGTATGAAAACTGAAACTCTAGCATTTGGTACTCCATATCCATTGTTGACGGTAACTCTACCCACAACAACACCATAATCTGAACAGAATCTGGTATACACATCATTAGATAATATTTTTAGTGAAAGTATTTCTAAAAATTCAAAATCTTGGTCTAATTCTACATTGATATACTTATCGACACCAACTTCCGTTCTAATTCTATATGATTTGGGCATTAAATTTTCTTTTTTTGATAAATAGTTTATTTCCTATTTTCAAAAAAATAAGACCTAATAGAAAAAAATAAATCTCTATGAGAAACTTACTGTGTTAAGATTGAGAACTCTTACATTAATATCCCTATTTTGATATCTAATTTGGTAAATTTGTGAAGGTTCTGCGTAAATAGTATCGGCATATAATTGTATTTGTCTTGTAACACTATTTGAGTAAGCTTGAGATGTTTCAAATGATGAATATTGACCACCAACTAAGTTATAAAACTTCATATCCGATATACTAATTACACCGTTTTGTGATTGTATCAATCTTCTTAACTCAGATACAACAACATTTTGACCTAATTGTCTTGTCAAAGGATTAAAATAATTTGAGATTATTTCAATTATTTTTGCAACAACCGCACCTTGTGTTTGTGAATTATCTAAAACAACATCACAATCTACCGCCAAATCAATAGGTTCCGCACTTTCGATTGAAATGTAGTCATTTATCATTCGATAGTTTGAGAGGTAATTTGCCACATTTTGTTTTAATGTGTTGGATATTACATCCGTCAAATTTCCACTTGTATCATAAGATAACATCTTAATTTTAACCTTATTATTTTCTTCAACAACACCAACTTTTGCAGGTGCCCCAAAAATCGAAGGCATATTTCTTATTACTGATTCGTAGTCGTTAACTGTGACCGCTCTATTCTGAGCTGCAAAATTAAATGATACCATCTGTCTAACATCTTCCGTTGTTGGTGCGTTTGCCCCACCAATAGCGGCTGTAACATTATTACATCTTAAACTATTAATTACGGCTCTGTTTACAGTGTCTGATGGACCATTAACAGAAAACGAAACCGTACCAATTTGATTAATCGCATTTACACCAATGTTAGATCCTACACCACCACCAATTCTATATTGTATAAACAAAGTACTATTTGATTTCAAAGCAGCACCTAACCCTAAATTATTTGAGTATCTTGCAATGTCAAAACCTTTACCATCTCTCGCAAATTCTCTTAATTGTTCTTCTGCCGATACATTACCACCACCAAAAGTCATTTTAAGAAATCCTTCAGGTGTGTATTCAGTTATGAATTTTTCAGATGTAGATATGTACTTACCTACTTTAATACCAGGTTGATCAGATGGTTTTGTCGGGTCTTCAACAAAAACTCTGTCTTCAACCAACGCTTTAACTTCAAACCATCTATCAGGACCTAATGTTATAAAATCTTGAGGTTCAGGTATTGTTGAGTATTGTGTACCATCTTTTAATAAAACACTTGTAATCCCTAAAACATTCTTTTCAGGTAAGAATAATTGAAAATATGGTACAACGTCATTTGGTGTTATTACTCTTTTGAAGACTTTTGTAACACCGTTAACCACTACTTCTCTTTTTGTTATCGTGTAATTTAAAAGATTTCCGTTTGCATCAAAATTAGGGATTTTTAATCTGTTTGGTGTTCCTTCGGCGTTTATTGGGGACGCAAAATCAATATCATAAACAGTTTCAAATGGTTGTCCACCACCATTAACCAAAGATCCTCTTCTTAATATACCACAATATCTTAAGTCTTCTCTATCCCCAAAAGCAGGTACTGTAATTGAGAAATCAACTAAAGCAACTGACGGTCTTTGACCAGGTATTTTTAATCCATAAGTTCTAGCAATATTATAAATTGATCCTTTTTGTTGTGCAAATTGTAAGACAGTTTCCTGTATACTTCTATCAATTTGAAATTGTAAGTTATCCGTTACGGCAGCATTCAAATCTAACATAACCGAGAATATCCCAGCATCATTAAAGTTCTGTACTAAGTCAGGATAATAAGTTCTTGTGAAATTAATTAATTCGGTTCTTATTCCTTGAAAGTCCCTTGTTGTGTACGATATTTTTTTCTCTGCCATTTTTTATTAAATATTTATTATGACAAAATCACTTGCTTCAAACGCCTGATTTGTTATTCTATAGTTTATTGTGATTTTAGCGGTATGTTCTAAATCTGAAATACCAGGAACTCTAAATTCCCTCTCATCATATTCATTAATCGTGTAACCTTTATCTTCCTTACCCATAGAAGCATCTTCTATTTTTACTTCAGTAACTATTAAGTTAGGTAAAAAATCACCAATAGATTGTCTTATGTCAGCTTCAATGTCTGAAAATGTTGGTCCGTCTAATGGTTCAAAAATATACTCGTATAATCTTGTACCAAAAGTTGGTAAATAATATCTTGACCCTTTTCTTGTTAATAATAAATGTATTAAACAATTTCTTATTTCCTCTTGGTTTGTATTAGACACATCTAAGTATCTACCAACAAACGAGTCTCTAAAAGGAAAACTTATACCATACGAAATACCTGTTGCCATATCACATATAAATATAAGTCATAGAATTTTTAAGTAAAAAAAAATCACGACCTAAGTCGTGATTCTTAATTTTAAGATGAACATCCAAAACATTCAAAGTCAGAGTTCTCAGGTCTTGGTGGTAAATTCAAGTTAGAATAATCAACCTTTGGTGGTTCAGGAGTAGCCTTTGGTCTTTCTTTTTTTGAAATGTCCATTGCCAAGTGTTTTGCTCCTGTTGAGATTGCTTTGGTTCTAACATAATAACAAAGTGTTTTCAACCCACTATCCCAAGAGTGGAAGTGTGATGAGGTAATCTTTGATAATGTTGGGTTAGACATATAGATATTCATTGACTGTGATTGATCAATAAATGGTGCTCTATCTGCCGCCATATCAATAAGTTGTTTTTGTGAAATCTCCCAAATTGTTTTGTATTTAGGAATTAAATGTTCAATTCGTTTCACTTTCTTATTGTAATTTTTATCTTCAGGATCCAAATAATTATTGAAGTTAATATTTTGGATCGATCCTTCATTAAATATGATTTCATTTTTCAAATCCTCACACCAAATACCAATCTTCTCAAAGTCATTGATTAGGTATTTGTTAACGATCATAATTTCACCACCAACAACTCGTCTGTTAAAGATTGCCGAGTGTGCCGGTTCTGTCATTTCATATGAACCTGTGATTTTGGCCGAAGACGCCACAGGCATTTGAGCGGTAAACAATGAATTACAAACACCGTGAGATTTAACATTTTCTTTTAATTTATCCCAATCCCACATTCCTGAAAGTTGTGTTTCATCAATATCCCACATATCAAATTGGAAAATTCCTTGTGACATAGGTGACCCATTAAAGAAGTCGTAAGCCGTGTATTTACCGTCAATACACAACTGATTACTTTCATAAATAGCTGCGTAATAGATGGTTTCAAAAATATCTTTATTTAATTTTCTCGCCTCTTCAGATGTGAAGATATAATCCATTAAATAAAATACATCCGCTAATCCTTGTGTTCCGATTGCAATTGCTCTTTGTTCTAATCCACCTTTTCTACCTTTTTCTGTTGAGTAGTTATTAATTTCCACAACTTTATTAAGTGATCTCACAACTTTTCTAACCTCAGTGAATAAAAGTTCAAAATCAAACTTACCTGACTTAATAAAGTTTTTTAATACCATAGACGATAACGTACAAATTGCGGTTGTATCCTCATCTGTATATTGATAAATCTCGTTACAAAGATTTGATTGTTTAATCACACCTATGTTTTGATGATTAGTTTTCTTATTTGCATTGTCTTTAGAACATAAATAAGGAACACCGGTTTCAACTTGGGATTCGATGACTTTAGTCCAAATATCTTGAGCCTTAACTTTCTTACCAAGTCCCATAGATACCGCATTACTATAAACTTCTTCATATTCATCACCATAACATTCTTGTAATGGTTTTAAACCAGCTTTCTTAATATCATTAGGACAAAACAAATACCAATCACTATTTTCTCTTACCGCCCTCATGAAGTTATCAGGAATCCAAAGCGCTGTAAATAAATCACGAGCTCTCAACTCTTCAGCACCTGTGTTCTTTTTAATATCTAAAAGATCAAAAATATCTTTATGCCAAGGCTCAAGATAGATAGCTGCGGAACCTGGTCTACGACCTTGTTGATTAAAGAATCTGAGTGATTCATTAACAATCTTAAGGTATTTTAACAAACCACCAGCGTATCCACCTGAACTAGAAATTCTACTTTCTTTACTACGAATGTTAGACATAGAAAGTCCAATACCCGCTGCGTCTGATGAGAATGTAGAAATATCTGTTAAAGTATCTAACAAACCTTTTCTTGAGTCAGCATCATTATAATGAAGTACACAAGACGCCAATTGAGGAACTTT